CTCGGACGACAACACTTCGATTCTGTATGGCAGCAGTTCGGCCAACTTCCAACTTGTTTCATACAACGTAGGCACTGGAGCAAAAGCCTACAGCTGCCAGAACATCAACGTCAGTTATTCGTTTGACGACCGTGGCGTTATGAACATGGCGACCACGCTTAACTTTGGCAATTTTGATTCAGCGGCATTGACTTTGAACTTGAGGCCCTTCATTGCTGATCGGCGCGCATTGTCCACGGCCAGCGGCGTAAGCCGGGAAAAAGGCCAGTATCGAATTTTTTTCAGTGATGGCTATGGCTTGTATGTTACCTTGGCCAACGGTAGTTTTATGGGGGCCATGCCCGTGCGGTTTCCAAACGCAGTGGCGTGCATGTGCGAAGGCCAGCGAGCTGACGGAACCGAGACCGCGTTCTTTGGTTCGACCGATGGCTTTGTGTACCGCCTGGATGCAGGAACCTCATTTGACGGAGCTGAGATCGCAGCCAACCTAACCCTGGTGTGTAACGCGATTGGCAGCCCTCGTTTGTTGAAACGATTTCGCAAAGCCTCGTTGGAAATCACCGGCACCAGCTATGCTAACTTTTATTTTAGTTACGATTTGGCTTATGCAACCACGGATATTGGCCAAGCAGAGCAGGCTTTGTATGTCAACAACTTAGTTTCAAGCTACTGGGACACGGCTTACTGGGATTCTTTTGTGTGGGATGACCGCACCCTTGCGCCCTCCGAGGTTGAGGTGAACGGCACTGCTGAAAATATTGCGTTAAAGATTGCATCCGCTTCGTTCTACTTTCAGCCATTCACAATCAACAGCGCGATCCTGCACTACACACCGCGAAGAGGACTTCGATGAGCAATAACTTTTACACACACGGGTCTTTCCCAACTACCGGTTCGGCGGCAACATCGGCGACAATGCGGTCTGAGTTGGACCTGATCACCGCTGGCTTTGACAAGTTGCCAACGCTAACAGCGAACGCAAACAAGTTTGTTGTTGTCAACAGCGCGGGTACGGCGCTGACTGCCACCAGCGCGTTGCCTGCGGGCACCGTGACCGATACCACGTTCACGGTTCAAAATACTACTGACAACACCAAGACTTTTCAGTTCTTGGCCAGCGGTATCACTGCGGGCACTTTGCGCATATACACAGTGCCGGATGCAAACACGACCCTGGTTGGTACAGGCGTTGCACAGACGTTGACCAACAAATTAATTAGTGGCTCAACCAATACTATTACTAATATTGGCAACGCGGCGTTGACTAACAGCTCGGTTACTATTGGTTCGACGTCAGTCAGTTTGGGGGGTACAGCGGCAACCATTGCCGGACTTACTTTGACTGCGCCAGTCATTGCAACGATTGTCAACACCGGCACGTTGACGCTGCCCACGTCGACCGACACCCTGGTCGGTCGGGCAACCTCCGACACGTTGACCAACAAATTAATTAGTGGCTCAACCAACACGCTGACCAGCATTGCCAACGCAAGTCTGACCAATTCGTCTGTGACGGTTGGCACTACTGCAATTGCTTTAGGCGCATCAAGTCTTACTTTGGGTGGTTTGACTACGGTAACCGTGACTCAAGACCCTGTGTCGGCGTTAGAATTGGCTACCAAGCAATATGTTGATTCAGTAGCGCAAGGACTAGACCCCAAGGCTTCTTGCGTAGCGGCAACGACGGCAAACATCACGCTTTCTGGAACACAGACGATTGATGGTGTGGCGTTGATTGCTGGAGATAGGTGTTTGGTTAAAGACCAGACATTGAGCCAAAACAACGGAATTTATTTGGTTGCGGCGGGGGCATGGACTCGTGCAACGGATATGGACTCGTGGCTAGAGGTACCGGGCGCTTTTACCTTCATCGAACAAGGAACTACTTGGGCGGATACGGGCTGGGTCTGTACCTCAAACGCTGGCGGTACTTTAGGCACAACCGCTATCACTTGGGCTCAATTTGCTGGCGTAGGCTCTTACACCGCAGGTACAGGACTGACCCTTACGGGTACGCAGTTCAGCATCACCAATACGGCGGTGACTGCGGCTTCGTATGGCTCTGCAACTCAAGTCGGTACGTTTACGGTCAATGCACAGGGTCAGTTGACTTTGGCAAGCAACACCACAGTGACTCCAGCGGTGGGTTCTATTACTGGTTTGGGTGCGGGTGTTGCTACTTTCTTGGCTACGCCTTCAAGTGCAAATTTAGCAACCGCAGTAACTGACGAAACAGGTTCTGGTTCTTTGGTATTTGCAACTAGTCCTACTTTGGCAACCCCTATCCTTGGAACCCCACAGTCAGGAAACTTCAGCACAGGCACATTTACTTGGCCCACCTTTAATCAAAATACCACTGGTACAGCCGCAAAACTGACAACAGCAAGAACTATTGCAATTACTGGTGATTTGGCTTATACAAGTCCTAGTTTTAATGGTGATGCCAATGTGACTGCCGCTGGAACTCTTGCTACTGTAAATGCTAATGTTGGTTCATTTACCAATGCAACTCTTACAGTAAACGGCAAAGGCTTAATTACTGCCGCATCCAGTGGTACTGCACCAGTTACATCGGTAACTGCAACAAGTCCTGTTGCATCAACTGGTGGAGCAACCCCCGTAATTTCAATGCCAGCCGCTACAACAAGCGTAAGCGGCTACCTTACGAGCACCGATTGGACTACGTTTAACAACAAATCCAATACCAACGGAACGGTAACCTCGGTTGCGGCAACCGTCCCATCATTCTTATCTGTTTCTGGCTCACCGATTACATCAAGTGGCATATTGGCAATTACCTTGTCAGGTACAGCGTTACCAATTCTAAATGGTGGTACTGGTGCTACAACATTGGCTGGTGCATCTATTGCCACCTACACGGGTACTGAGACATTAACAAACAAACGTATTGACCCAAGAGTTGTTTCAGCCGCATCAGCATCAACTTTAACTCCAAGTATTGCGACAGCAGACATTTACGCTTACACAGCGTTGGCGGCTAATTTGACTATTAACATTCCCATAGGAACACCTGTCGATGGTGACAAGTTGATTTTTAGGTTATTGGATAACGGTACAGCCCGTACATTAACTTGGGATACAGCTTCAACAGGGTACACCGTAATTGGAACAACACTTCCAACCACAACAACTGCAAGCAAGATGGTGTATGTGGGGTGTATCTACAACGCCGCAAACACACGTTGGGATGTGATTGCAGTTACAACTCAAGCATAAGGACAGCACAATGATTAAGATTGATTTTTCTTTTCCTTCGGAGTAAAAAATGGCTGACCGTTATTGGGTAGGTGGTACAGGTACTTGGGGTAGCAGCCAAACTACAAACTGGTCTGCGGCCACTGGTTTATCTTTTACCGCTAGTTGTACAAGTACTACATTAACGACTACTGGATCACCAGCACTTGTAGCTGGAATGACTGTATGGGCAAACAATCATACGTCGCTTGGAACAATTGTTAGTGGCTCTGTAAATACGTGGGTTGTAACTATTGGCGGAACTTTCACATCTCAAAGCATGAGTGCGGCTACTGTTGGCGCATCTGTCCCAACTGCGGCAGATAACGTATTTTTTGATGCCAACTCAAATAGTGGAACTACTGCATTTGGTGTCACTATGGCAAACTCGCCAAGACTGTGCAATGACTTGACTATTTCTGGTCTTGATGGAGGGATGACCCTTGCAGGGTCAGCTATTGGATTGACAGTATCAGGCAGTCTTGATTGGCCTGCAACAAACTTTACTCGTTCTTATACAGGTACAACCACATTTAATGCTACAACAACTGGTAAAACTGTAACAGCCCGTGTTGCTTTTAATGGGCCAGTTACTTTTGATGGTGTTGGCGGCGGTTGGACTCTTGGCTTTGCAATTGATACTACTGGGGGTACTTTAACAATTACAAACGGAACTTTTGATACATCCTCATCTGGAAATTATGCTGTAACTCCAGGTCAATTTTCTTCAAGTAACTCAAATATAAGAACAATTAATTTAAACGCATCTACTCTTACATCAGCTAGTTCATTTCCCGTTACATTTCAATCAAATAATCTTACATTTAATGCGGGAACATCAACAATAAATTGTGGTTCTACATCCTTAACATTTGCTGGCGGTGGACAAACTTTTTACAACGTATCTTTTACATCTGGTGCAATAACTTCAGCATCAATATCAGGCGCAAACACATTTAATAATCTATCCATAACAGGTAGGACTACCCTTTCTAGTACTGGAACATTTTCTTTTAGCGCAGACCAAACAATCAGTGGAACATTAGCTCTTAATGTGCCTACTGCGGCGGCATATCGCACAATGCTTGCCTCTAGCACTCTAGGCACTACACGCACATTAACTTGCGCCGCAATTACTGGTGGAACAGATTATGATTTTAGAGATATTGTCATTGCTGGAGCCGCTTCACCTATATCGCCTACAAGAGCAGGCGACTGTAAAGGCAATAGT